ATGCCAACAGCATTTGATTGTACAGGACATTTAACCGCAGACATTTTATTTGATTGCGCCAATACGCCAACGGGCGGTATAGAACAAAACGTACTGCTCATTAATAAAGACGATATAGATGTTGCTGCCACAACTCTAAGCAACGATAACAGGCTTCAGGTAACGCAGATACAGCTTAAACCGGGCAAAACGGGCTACAAGCTTACGGGTGTTAAACAAAGTAACGGTAAGGCGTGGGAACTGGTTAAAAAAGAAAATGCACCCGATAAGTTTAAGCACACCTTTAGCGGCGTGATCTTTAACCCCAGCCTTGCCAATAAAAAACAAGCCGATAACCTTAGCAAAGGCGGTAAATATATTGTTGTTATAGAGCAGGTGTGGAAAGGTGCTGCCAATGCCGATGCTTTTGAGGTACTGGGCTACCACTCCGGCCTGGAGCTTACTACCATGACCAACAGCTCTAAAGAGAACGATAACATGATCATGTTCGAACTCGCATCTGCCGATGGTTTTGAAGAAACCACCATGCCTAAAACTTACTTTAAAGAAGCCGAGGCATACGGCATAAGGAAAGCACTGTTCGACAATAATTTTATTGAGGCATAACCTCCCCTTATGGATTTTACCACTATGGATATTGCCACCCTTACCCAGTGTGTTACGGGTAAGGGTGTGCCATACCTGGAGCTGTTTCTTAAAGAATATACCTCCCTTTTTGGCGGGCCGGTTAATCCCTCCTGCCCTAAATGCTTAACCGCTTACTTAACTAACTATCAAAACCATTTTAAAGCCATGCAAAACACCTGCGATTATAAACTACACAAAAAATACGAAAATATGCCATTGCAGTTTGGCTCACCCATACTGGTTAACAACAGCAATATGACAAACGAGTATGCCGAAACACTCTTAGAGCAGCCCAACGGCATGAGGTTTTTTGCAGAGATACCATCGGAAGGCGACCCTTTTAAAGAGGCATTTGTACCAACTGATGAAAGGATGAGTCCTGAAGAAGAAGAAGAGCCTAATCCTGATTTAGCTGAGGAAATTCCGCTTGAAGGAAGTGATGACCCCGAGATTTTACAAACCGGCCAACCCGAATGAGGACTCTTTTAATAGACGTATGGAAAAGGCTCACGCCATGGAGTAAAAGCGCCGATGTGTATGCCAATGACACTGATAATGCCTACCCCGAACGGATGGACAGGTTAATAAACAACAGCGTTACTGCAAAGAGTGCCGCTGCTATAATGGTACAGTACCTCATCGGGAAAGGGTATGGCCCGGATGCCGACAGCCTGATCATCAACAAAGAAAAAAACCTGAAGCTGATAGACTTTGCCGATGATGTGGCCGACGACCTGGTTAAGCAGCGCGGTGTGTTTATTCACATTAACTGGAATGCCCTGTACCAAATTGCCGATTGCAGCGTGGTGCCTTATGAGTGGTGCCGCATAGGTAAAAAAGACAGTAACGACTATGCCGGCAAAATAGCCATAAGTAAAGAATGGCTTAAGCCAAAGCGCAGCGAAATAGAGCTTGTAGACATTTACAATCCGCGCAAAGCGGTAATAGATGCACAGGTAGAAAAGGCAGGCAGCTGGGAACATTACAAAGGCCAGATACTGTTCATTAACATGGATACCAAGCTTATTTATCCGCTGTCGCGCATTGATTCGGTTTCCGAAGATTGCGACAGTGAGGCGCAGGCATCCATTTATAAAAACAAATTGCTGCGTAAAGGTTTTTTTGGCAATACGCTTGTGGTTACACGTCCGCTTGTGGGCGAAGGCCTTGAACCCGGAAGCACCGCTTTGGTAGAAGCCGAAAGCGAACGGGAGCGTTTTCAGCAGGCCATAAAAGACAGCCTTGGCGCACAAAATACCGGAGGCGTGCTGTGCCTGGAGATGGATTTTGCCGGAGAAAAACTGGACGATGCCATATTGATAAAACAGATAGAAAGCAAGATAGACGACAAGCTTTTTAACTATACCGAGACCAGCGTGCGCGAGAATATCCTTGTAGCATTTAACAACCTTCCGGCCGGGCTTATAAAGACCAACGACTCGGCGTTATTTGGTAATTCGGGCGAGGCAATCCGCGAAATGAAACGCACCTATTGGGAAAACACAAGCAAGGAGCGCAGCCTTTTAACAGCGGTTATCAATCAATTATTGCAGCGGTCGCAAGACTACGCGAGCCTTATTGCAGAACCCCTAAAACTGATAGACGATGCAACCCCTGATAACCCGTAGCGACATTGCCCGTTACAAGCAAATAGCTAAAACGCCTTATGACGACAAGCTGCACGAGCAAATACTTGATGCCCAGCTGCTGGACCTTCAGCCGCTTATTGGCGAAAGCTTTTTTAATAAAATACTTTCTGCCCCCGAAGATTACGCCGACCTTTTAGAAGGCTGCATTTATGAGCATGACGGCATAAGCTACACCAATTACGGTTTGAGCATGGTATTAACCTACTTTGCTTATGCGCGGTACATGATGTTCTCGGGCACAATTGACACACCTTTCTCTGTAGTTGAAAAGCTAAACGATAACAGCAGGCCGGTAGAGGCAGCTACAAAAAAAACCTTGTATACCCTTAACCGGGAAGCGGCCGTGCAGGTGTGGGAAAATGTAAAAAACTACCTCATGCGAACCGCACACCCTGATTTTAAAACCTGCAAAACAAAGCAGGGCGGATTTCGATTTAAAAAAATAGGCTGATGAATATTATATCTACAGTAAACGATAAGCGCTTTTCTATAAACAACATACAGTACCTAAAAAATTATGTTACAGAGGTACACGGCAATAAGATAGAGATCTTTAATTGCTACGAACGCCATGATGTATTGATACCGCTAACGCATTACAGCAATTTTATGGTAGACGGTGTGGTGTATCCTAACGCGGTTAACCTTCAGGCGGCATTATTACCCGTATTATATTCGCGCAATAATCTGGGCGGAGATAGCCCGGATATTGACCAGGATAACATCGATATTGTACATTATCTGAGAAGCGCATCGGCGTCTGCCCAAAGCATTTTGGCACAAATAAACAGCCTCGAAATGTACATGCTTGATGATAAGCAAAGCCTGTGGTTTATTGTAACCGTTCCAGGCGCGGCACAGCCTAATGGGAAATTGTCCTACCCGCGCACGTTTAAATACAAAATGGTAAACTATGGCAAGGGAACTTATGGGCAGGGTGCTTTTCAGTTAGAAGTAACCGACATAGAACTGGTGTATGCTGCAGAGGCTACGGTACAGGATATTAAGGCACAACCCAACACTCAGGTTATTGATTACGGCACTATTACAGTAAATATTGCTTCGTGGGTACTGTTCCATAATCCTGCCTTTACCATACCCGCACCTGCCGATGCTTATACTATTTTTACGGGTTCTATAAATGGTACTGCAATAACTTACCTGTGGGTGGGCACTGCGGGAACTAATGGTATAGGTGGAAGGCTAACATCTGCATTAGATTTTTTAGCAATACCTGACATTGTAGTTACCACCGGGCAGGACAATATAGACATTAAAAAGAGCTTTAGTTTACGTGGTATTTATGATAGTACAACAATACTAAGTAAAATAAACAACCTGCCTGCTTATACGGTAAACGACAATCAGTCGGTTTGGTTTGTGGGTAGAGATCTTAACGGTTTAGATAGTGTTGCAGGTACTCCGCGAGCACCCATTGCGACTAATCCGCTTATACTTAAATACAAAATGCTTAATAAGGGCAAGGGCAGTTATGGAAGCGGGCAAACGCAATTAACATCGACCGATATTGAATTGGTATACAGCAATGAAGCATCCTTAAACGACCTTGAAGTTGCCGTAGAAACAGATATAGTTTTGTTTACGCTTGCCGAAACACAAACCATAAGTGTGTGGCTTAATACACAAATTACAGCTATAGCAATACAGCCACAGGAAGAAGGCTATACTATTTTTAAAAGCACAGGTATAGACAACAAATCCTATTTATGGATAGGTAACGCAGGTACGTATGGTAGCGGCAGGACACAATCTGTATCAGATAATTTCCAGTTGCTTAACGAGGCAATTATTCCCGTTAACCAGGATAACATAGACATTAAAAAAACGTTTACCATACCTAATAATTACACTACAGCCAGTATACTTTCGGCCATAAACGGTTTAAGGGCTTATGAGATAAAAGACACGCAATCGGTTTGGTTCATTGGCCGGCAGCAAACTATAATTCAGAGACCTATTGGTACAGGCCCCGAAGCACCCATAAAGATTGCAGGGCCACTTGTCCTGAAATATAAAATGCTTAACAAAGGCAAAGGCTGGTATGGGCAGGGAGGTACTGCATTAACCGCTGCCAATATAGAACTGGTATATACCAATGAAGCCTCGCTGGAAGATTTAGAGCAAGGCACAGAAACACAGATCATTACTTTTAGCCTGACACAAGGCCAGACGTTAAGCGAATGGTTGAATATACAGAGTCCGGATAAAACCATACAACCACAGGAAGAGGGCTATACCATTTTTAAGGGAACTATAAATAACGAAGAAATATCTTATTTATGGATAGGTACAGCAGGGCGATATGGTACCGGCAGATTGCAGAGTACCAATAGTGATTTTCAGTTACTAAGTGATGCACCACCCGCCCCGTTTACACCCGGTTATGCGCAGGTGCTTAGCCAAAACAACCGGACAACACAGTATGCCGTGCACATTCATGAAGATACTGATGTTGTAACTGCTTATGGAGCCGATATACAGCATACAAGCACTGATGGAAGATCTATAACTATAGATTTTGAAGCGCCGGTGGCTACAGTACGCTACAGCATCCCGGCAAGACAGGCAAATGACATGTTCGCTATGCAAAGTGATATTCATAAACCGGTTAAAACGATTGTTACAACTACACTGGGTTTTAACGGTGGAACTTATACCCTTCAGGCAGAAGATAAGGATAAATGGCTACTGTTTAGAGTTCCAACTGATTTTATAATTAAAATACCCGATTCAGTATTTACAACAAACACCCTTATAGAAGGAGAAACTGCTGATATTGGCCAGGCTACATTTACAGGTACTGGGATAACGCTAAATCATGGCGCATCTGAAAACCCCAAGACCGCAGAGAAGAACAGTGTATTTGGAATAAAATTCAGGTCGGCCACAGAGGTTTCATTATACGGTAAACTTGAATTACGATAACTATGGGAGCAATTTTAGCAAGCAGGATGAGGCAACGGGTTATTCCGTTTATCTCTACATGGAAAACCGATAATATTAGTACTGGCAGCAGTGCTGTAAACCAGATTAGAATTCCCTTATATGATGGCGGTATTTACAATTTTAATGTTGAATGGGGAGATGGGGCTACATCAAGGATTACATCGTATAATCAGGAAGAGGTTACCCATAATTATGCAGTTGCTGGAACATACATTATAACCATAAGGGGAGTAATTACAGGATTTAGATTTAACAATCAGGGCGACAGGCTTAAACTAATATCTGTACAACAGTGGGGCTGTTTACGGGTTGGGAATTTGGGACGAGTTTTTTATGGTTGTGCTAACTTAGACCTTAGCGATGTAAATGACATACTGAACTTAAAAGGTGTAACTGACATGAATTATATGTTTGCCCGATGCATTTCCTTGTCAGAAGTTAACTTAATATCGAATTGGGATGTTAGCACCGTTACAAATATGAGCACAATGTTTTGGCTGTGTTCAAATTTTAATAGTCCGCTTAATGGATGGAATACAAGTAATGTTACTGAAATGAATAGCTTGTTTAATGGTGCTTCATCCTTTAATCAAAATATAAATAGTTGGGATGTTAGTAAGGTGACAACAATGTCCAGTATGTTTAATATGGCCGCCTCTTTTAATCAGCCCTTAAATAATTGGAATACGAGTGGAGTTACCGCAATGAATAGTATGTTTAGTAATGCATCTGTTTTCAATCAAAATATTAACAGTTGGGATGTTAGTAACACAACTAGTATGATAGGAATGTTCAATATAGCTATTTCTTTTAATCAGCCCTTAAATAGTTGGATTACGAGTAATGTTACCTTAATGAACAGTATGTTTAGTAACGCATCTGTTTTTAATCAAAATATTAACAATTGGGATGTAAGTAATGTAATAACTATGCAATCTATGTTTTATATCACACCCTTATTTAATCAGCCTCTAAACAACTGGAATACGAGTAGCGTTATAGATATGGCTCAAATGTTTGGCCGTGCAACGGCCTTTAACCAACCGTTAAACAATTGGGATACCAGTAAAGTTACTGATATGACTAATATGTTTCGTCTTGCACCAGGATTAACTGGCGAATTTAATCAGGATATATCATCCTGGGATACCGGTAATGTTACAACAATGTTCTACATGTTTGCTTACAATCCGGTTTTTAATAAGCCACTTAATAGTTGGAATGTTTCTAAAGTAACAATCATGGATTCTTTATTTAGACAAGCATTTGCTTACAACCAGCCCTTAAATAGTTGGGATACCACAAGCACTACAAACATGAGCAATATGTTTCTGGAAGCCAAAGCTTTTAATCAGCCACTTAATTTATGGAATGTAAGCAACGTTACCGCACTAACTGCTACGTTTCAAAATGCCACAGCATTCAATCAAAATATAAGCAGTTGGAATGTTAACAAAGTTAACAATTTTGCAAATTTCATGTTAGGAAAAACATTCGCTGATTACTCTACTTCAAATTATAATGCTATACTTAACAGTTGGGCGTCACAAAATGTTATTGCTAATAAATCAGTTAATTTTGGCACTATAAAGTACACATCTGCAGGGCAGTCAGGCCGCAATTTTTTAACTACAACAAAAAGGTGGGCTATAACCGATGGCGGAATAACAACATAGTTTTATTTATCTGACAATGAATATTTGCTAACATTTTTTAAACGTGAAACTTATTCAATCGTTTAGCATTTCGTTGCTTGCATTTTTTATGCCGGTACAGGGAATACTTATAGCTGTGGGAGTAGCAATAGCCCTGGACACCTTAACGGGCATTTATAAATCTGTTAAAACAGGACAGTCTTTTATAAGCCGCCGCTTTGCCGATGTTATTCTTAAAATGTTTGTATATGAACTGGTAACAATCATGATTTTTACCATTGACCATTTGTTACTGTCAGAGTTTTTTTGCTTGTGGTTCTCCGTAAGTTATTTTTTCACTAAAGCCTGTACTATAGTGCTCATTTTTACCGAGATGGTTTCTATCAAAGAAAATATTGAGCAGGCGCATGGCATAAATATTCTTAAACAGTTACGCAATGCTTTAAAGCGCACTAAAGATTTAAAAAATGATGTGTTTGACCTTACTAAAAATCCCTGATGGATACCCTAACCTTAACACGAATAAAGCACCTGCACCCCGCCGTGAGGCAGGAAGCACTTACGGCTTACAAATATATTAACAATAATCTCTTTGATAAAAATATAAGGTTGAGGTTTGCCTACACCTTGCGTTCCTATGAGGAGCAGGATGCACTTTACGCTCGTGGAAGAACTCAACCTGGCAAGAAAGTAACCAATGCTAAAGCTGGGCAGTCCATCCACAATTACGGATTAGCTTTTGATATCGTTATCCTGATTGATAAAAATGGCGACGGTACATTTGAAATTGCTTCCTGGAATACTACAAGCGATGACGACAAAGACGAGGTGCCCGACTGGATGGAAGCCGTTGCTTACCTTAAAAAAGTGGGATGGGCGTGGGGAGGCGACTGGAAATCTTTTCCTGATTATCCTCATTTTGAGAAGACATTTGGGCATAACTGGAAATCGTTATATGCAAAATATAATGCCGGTGATGTGTTTACCGAAGTTGTTGATGGAGTGACCTGTAAATGGATCAATTTATGAGAAACTACACCTACCCTGCCATCATAATTATCTTGATGCTGATGCTCTTATTTTCTGTAGGCCGTTGCCGGTTTAACATGCAAAATGCTGATGCCAATTTTTCCGCTTTGGCTGATAGTATAACACATTTTACAAACCGGCTGGGTACACAATCTGCAAGCATAAAAACATTGCAAATGAACAAATTGCAGTTAGAAGAAACTGTCATTGAAAAAGATAAACAACTGGCTGCCCTTACAAAAAAATTCAGTCAGGTAAAAACTATTGTGCAGTATAGTCAACTCATAAAGTATGACACTATAACCGTGAGGTATAAAGATAGTGTGCCCTGCACTTTTAAGCGGCTGGGTAACCTTAGCACTAAATGGTATTGTTTTAATTACACGGCTACACAAAGTGGTTTTATTATAGACAGCCTTAGCATAAACAATCACGCAACAGTTATAACCGGTTTTAAGCGTTCATGGTTTTTAGGTAAAGAAATTTTAGTAACAGATGTTACCAATACCAACCCATACGTAAAAGTTACAACCCTTAATTCAGTAGAAGTTGTTGTGCCGTCACCCTGGTATAAAAAGTGGTATGTATGGTTAGCTGCAGGGATAGTGGGCAGAATGTTAGCCCAATAA